GTCCGGCACTTTATCAGGATTAATTTCCAGTATATATGTTAGATACTCTACTAACTCTTCTTGTATTGACATTTCTTTATCTATAATAAGAGATGCTTCTGACTTACGTTTTACTACTTTCTTATCTAGCAAGTCTGAATTTTTCACACCTGCTAAGTCTTGTATATCTCCTTCTACCTCGTAGATCGTATGATCAAACTCAGTAGGAGTCATTTCTTCACTACTTGTTACCGTTTTGCGAAGTAGTTGTGGCAGTTCAAAAGGCTCCCACATCCAACTCCAATCTTGTGGGTTAATCAAGATATAACCTGTTTTTACCTTACTTCTATGAAAAGAAGTAGTCATAGGGCTGCCTGGATATACAATATTTCGTTGTGTGTTACTATGAGCGTGTAAATCTCCTGCAAATACTACAGGGAAATCTTCGAACATATCTAAATCTACTTCGGGTTTAACGTGTGGTGGTATCTCTCCTCTTACATGCGTAAACAAAGGCTTACTCGTATCAAAATGTTCAATGCTACCCTTTTTGTGTAAGTCTGCATAAGGTAATATACCATATCCTAGACCAGTATCAACGTATGAGATATCTACTACATTGATTAAAGGGTTAATATCTCGAGAAACCTGTTTAAGCTGAGTAAAGAATGTTTTATTCTTCTTAGTAGCTTCATGATTTCCGTCATAAATAATTGTTGGAATCTTTACTCCTCGAATAAACGAGAAGTAAAGTTCTAACTCTTCCATATTCGGAAGACGATCAAAGAGATCGCCTCCGATTATGTGCATACTACATTCTTTCTCTAAGTTATACACTTGATGAAAGAACATTTGATAACGGTCTACAGCCCACTTTACTGGAACGTTTTTCTGTCCCAGCTTTATGTGCCAGTCCGCAGTAAATAGAATCATGCTGCATCCAACTTAAAAGTGTCTTTTGCGATAATAGAAGTAATAACCTTATACCCATCAAAGTCTTCAGGAGGCTGAGCGTGGTTTTTATAGTCATTAATCCCAAAGTGTTTGTTATCAGTAAATTTAGGCGTGAGCTTTCTTTTTACTTCCTCTACACTTTCTACTTTTCTATACATTAAGCTGGACTGCCCCGCAGTTGGAATAGCATACAGTATAGTTACATCTGGATTATTATACTTATAGTCTATAATAGCGAATCGAGCACTATTGTAGATGTACTGAGGTCTATGCTGACTAAGATCATAGTCTCTCCACCTTATGTAGATATCACCATCTTCGTTCTCAAGTTGAGTATTTTGATCACTATCTGGTTGCCATCTATTATCGTGCATAACCCACGTAGTTCTATATCCTGCTAGTTTGTAGTCTTCGTTTCGCTCTGTCCAATCTTTAGCGATATTTTTTGATTTTTGCACTTCAACAATTAGCTTCAATTCTGGAACTACAATATCTGCGCGCCGCCAGCTTTTGTATCCTCCTACAGTTGGAATACGAGTTTCTGTAGTTACAGCGTACCCCTGCTTTTCAAAGTCTTTTGCTAAATGAGCTTGGGTTGCGTTGTGCCAGTCTTTAAAATTTATACTGCCTATATTTTTGTTAATCATCCTACATTAAACTCCGCATCAAGTGCTTCGTCATCAGTTTCTTCGCCATGGTTTCGTACTCTGTCTAACAACTCTTTCTGAGCGTCTGGCGTAGGACGAGACATAACGTCGTCCATAGACTTCAGTTCAGCAATAGCTGTCAACTCGTCTTCTGTAAGAGCACGAGGCTTGCACTTAAGTGCTTGTAGCTGATACTCTACATTGTAGGGAAGAGGTCCGGTCTTTACTCGCTTGAAGCAAATGTCCCAACCAGTTTCAGTATCCGTAGGGTCGCCTAAGTCTTCAGCAGCAGTAATAATTTGCTCCCACAACTTCTTTTTAAGGTTTACTACTTTAATCTGTCCGTTATCAATGCACTGAGTAGCGTAGCTCCAGCCACACTTCAGGTCAGGGTAGTACTCTCGTACCCAGTCTTTTTCTACATTGTTGAATCTTTCGGAATTTCTATCAAAAGATAGACACTCCATTGGAATGTTTTTACCATTCTCGCCTGTAATCCAATAAACGTAGCGAGCAAGAATGTCGCCAACGATACGCATTTTGTTATCGCCGTCTTTGTATTGAAAGGATGAGATTGATGATTTTTGGGCTCCGCCCGTTTGATTGTTAAATGATAGTGCCATTAGTGTATAGTCTCCAGTGTGACTTCTTCATAGATGAACGTTATTTCGTCCGGTAGTACTATGAGTAGCCTATTATCGTTAATTTCTTCTAAATCCACAGGACAATGTAGTGAATCTAGCGTGGTTTTGTTATATGCAATATAGTCTGCGTGACTTCTAAGCGAAGCAAGCGCATAGTATATACATAGTTCTTTACTTGTATACTTATAAGAATTGAACAGCAAAAAATCTCCATGAGCGAGAAAACTCGTCCCTGCGAAGTTTTTATGTGAGTATTTATAAATAGGGTCGAACTTGTTACGAGGGATTTGACTCTTTATGAGCATTTCCATTATCAAGTTACAAGCAGCAATATTGCCGTCCGCCGTATCAAAAACCTTTTTCCAATCAAATAAGAGCATATATTATACTTTAATTTTACCAAGTTGTCAAGAATTATTTTTCTAAAGGTGTTTAATCTTCCAACCCTGTTTCATATAGAACCCGATACGATTTGAGGCTTGTTTTCGAGCCGTATTTCCTTTCAGGTGTATATCTATTACAACAGGACTTATTTTACCTTCTTTTTTCCGAATCACACGCCCAATAAGCTGTGTGAGTAGGGGTTCATTGTTAACAGGAGTGCCAAGAATTAGGCAGCTCAGATTGTCAACAGATATTCCTTCTGAGAAAATTGCTTGCGTACCATAGAGTACTTCCGCATCACCGTAGAGAATTTTATCTATAAGTGCTTCTCTTTCTTCATGCGGAACTTCACCAGTTACACAAATTGCCTTCTCTCCCGTAAGTTCAGCGCAGGATTTTAGAAACGCTACACGATCACTTACGACTAGGACTTTATGCCCTCTTGCAGCGTAGGCTGCCGCTAGCATTGATACTGTATGTCTATATTCCTCTG